ATGGTTATATCGCATAAACAGTTGGAGAAACCTGCTCACACGGAAGCGATTACACTCTTTATCTTACTCGGGATTCGCTTCACCCGAATAAGGAGCCACCTGTTGCTGACTTTTTGAGAGATTGTCTTCTACACATTTTGATTCAAGTCCACGAATGAAACATCTTGCTTGTTCTTTTGCATCTTCAAATGATACATGCTTGCCTCCGAAACATATTCTTGTTTGTTTTTTGTTAGTATCGGTTATATAGACTGCAACCATCGTTTTGTTAAACGGTGTAAGGCGTATGCGTTCAAGCTTTTTGTCCACGAACTGTTGTCGTTTATCTGACGATAGTATTTCAACTCCTTTTTCACGAAACTGTTGAAGAACATCTTCTGCTGCTCGAAGAGCATGTTCGAATGTATCTTCTTTCTTTTGTCCGAATGTAAGACGCTTGCGTCCAGCAGGAGTGTCCACATAAATGTACACAAGGCGAGGTTGACCATCCTTATGAATATGTTTTAACTCGACTGCGGTAGCGTTCGGATATAGAGCTACTATGTCTGTCGTATCTCGGTGTTTACACCGTGAATGCGACATAACGTTGTACCCATTTGGAACAGTTGTGTTTAGTGTTGAAATCCAATACGCTTCTCGACTATCTGCGGATTCTTCGGGAACAGTTTCTAGGATAGAATGTACGAAATTCCCATTCCCATGTTCCCGAATAGCAGTATGAAGAGGTGTATTTGAACGTTTTGAGCTTGATACATGGTCGCACCAACGACCCGTTATTCCGTATTTGTATGGTTTGTCGTCTTTATACTTGAATTTTTGAGTTTGACCGATATAAGATTGATTGGTAGGCAAGCAAGTTATCTTGTAGATGTAATATTCTTGATGTTCCATTTGTTTATAATGTAGACTTTTTGTGTAAACCTCTAGGTTAATCAGCGTTATACGGTCTCGTCGCGGAGACGTTCAACCGAAATGTAGAATACGGCAGAACACGTACACGATGCGCCATCATAGATGCCTTGTGAAGAGAAGGCTGACGGTTAAACAGTACGATATCCCCGTCGATAAGATGGCGATGTACGATATCTCCCTCACGAAGGTCGATAGTCTCACGGTTGATGTAGCGCAACGAGAAATTGGACTTTTCGCGCTTCATAAACACTGACTTTGCTCCAGGATAGGCATCAGGGCCATTGCGAACATAACTCAACAGCCTCTCGCGATTGTAGACATTCACCGTCTCGGGAAAGGTAAGATTTGTCGCAATCTCCAGCGGAACACCGAGTTCATCCAAATCAATATTCGCGTCGGGCGTAATAACCGAACGAGCAGAGAAGTCCACTCGCTTACCCATCAAATTGCCACGAACACGACCAGCCTTGGTTCCAAACCTAGACTTGAGAGTTCGCAAAGGACGACCAGACCTTTGCTGAGTGGGTGCCATGCCCTTGATATCATTGTCCACGTAGGTTGCTACATTGTACTGGAGCAATGCGGTGTGCTTATCGATGATGTCCGCAGATTCACCCTTGTCAATCTTGTCTCGAACACGCTCATTGGAACGAATGATGGAAATCAACTGATGGCTGAGGTCGTCTTCCATGCGTTGTTGGTCATCCATAACCACCGAAGGACGAACCGAAAGCGGCGGAACAGCAAGAGCCGTACAGACCATCCACTCGGGACGAGAATACTTGGCATTAAACCCAAGGCGTTCGATATCCTGATCGGTTATACGTTGAAATGCGCGCAAGACCAATTCGGGCTGAAGCTGAACACGTACATCATCGCCATCCTTGACAACAGTTAGTCCTTCCAAAGTTGCTGCCTTTCCAATAACCTTGCTTACCTTGTCAAACACTGCCGTATTACAGGTCTTACAGGCCTTCGGACGCTTTCCCATCGTGTCTCGAATTTCCTTGAAACGAGCAATACCCGTTGACTTGATAGCATCCAAATCTTCCTCGGCCATCAGAGGCTTGGAACAATTCAAACAAATCAGATTACACAACTTTTCAATCGTATCAAAGAACTGATAGAGATACACTGGACGAGCCAGTTCAATATGACCAAAGTGTCCAGGACAGAACTGATTGGTCTGCTTACACGTAGGACATTCCTTGCCGTTGTCAATGACACCAAATCGTGGGTCAAATACGCCATTGGCAACGGGTTGATTGCTCTGATAGGTCTTATCGGTTATGACTTCAACTACACTGCGCTTGCGAATGTCTTCGGGATTCGCAATACCGAACTGTACGCCAACGATTGTATCACCCATGTTTAGTATTACTTATCCTTATGTGTATATTCTTCCGTTTTTAGTCTTCCGCTAAATCCAGTGTTGTTTTCCAGAACTCTTCATCTTCAATCATGCGTTGAACAACATCCATGTTGTATTCTTTGGACTCGAGCTTTGCCATCATCGCTTCAAAGTCCTGACCACGTTTTTGAGTAAACAAGTTGTACTGACGAATACGTGTATACGATGCAAAATCGAGAATATCTTTTGCGATACGCTCGATTTGGTATCCTGAATGTCCAAATGCCTTTTCTTTATCTTTGATGTCTCGAAGCAAAGAGACCCAATGTTCTGTTTTGAGGTAGGATTCCATATTACTCTATTAACCCATATAAATACATCGTATTTTGCTTTGTTCCGCGTTGAAGCTTTTCAATCTCACGCTGAAGACCAGCGATCATAGGTTGTATTGGAGGCAATGGAGGAACGAAACTGTGAATGTGTTTCACGATACAATGAGGAAGCAACGCTTGAATTTCAAGCGGAAGGCGAGGCTTCGTCATTAATTTTGATACATATAATAGATTGTGCTGGTGAAGGATGCTGGAAAGACCGAATCACGATAATAACCCTGTATATTTGCGACATACATTGCAGTTCCACGACTTATATACGCAGCTCTCGTTGCGACGAGCATACCTGTTCCACTTCCATTCAAATGCGACCATCCATGTATATTCATGGTTTTTGTAATTGGGATAGATGTCGTCTGTGAAGCTGAAAAAAGTCGACTTGAAGAATCTGGAATAGTTATGGAAAAGTTCTGTTGACCAGTTATGAAATCTATACTACCCGTTGGCCCTGTTGGACCTGTAGAACCCGTTGTACCTATTCCAGTCGGTCCTCTGGGACCTGTGGGCCCAGTATTTCCAATGGGTCCAGTGGGTCCAGTATTTCCCGTTGATGATGTATTCCCTCGTATCCCTGTAGGTCCAGTCGGTCCAGTTGGTCCAGTAGGCCCTGTATTTCCTGTAGGTCCAGTAGATGCGATAGGTCCAGTAGGTCCCGTTCGACCCGTTAATCCAATCGATCCATCCAGTCCAGTCTGTCCAGTTGGTCCTGTTTGTGTAGCCGCAGGTCCTGTTATTGACATTCCAGTAGGACCAGTTCCTTCGCTTCCAGTAGGACCAATTCCTCCAGTCGCCCCTTGTACTCCAGTTGCTCCTCGAGGTCCAAGGGGTCCTAAAAATCCATCCATTCCTGTGGGTCCTGTTCTTCCTGTGGAACCCGATGGCCCCGTTCGGCCTGTATCTCCTATGATACCTGTATTCCCTGTCGGTCCTGTAGTTCCGCTGAACGATGAAACACTACCCGTAGGACCTGTTGCGCCCGCAAACGAAGATACACCAGTGGCACCTGTAGGACCTCCGATTCCAACAAGACCGCGAAATCCAGTTGCTCCTGTTGTTGAAGCCGTACCGGTTATACCTGTTATACCCGTAGGACCTTGTGCTCCTGGGAATCCACTTATAGATCCAGTTGGACCTAACTGCCCTGTATATCCAGTTATTCCTGTATTTCCAATCGAAGATAACCCTGGCAATCCCGCAAATCCTGTTGCTCCTGTATCGCCGTCTGTGTACCCAGGTTCACCTTCGGGACCTGGAAAACCAACACCTGTTGGTCCTTGCATTATCAATCTGTGGAATAATAAATAGAAGGATCCGTACTTGGCAATGAAGTATCTAGGGCATACACTTGTATACGAGCAACCCAAAATGAAGCACCTTTGTCCATATATATACCAGAAACTACAACATTCGTAGTTCCACCAAGCGTAACACCTCTGAAAATTAACTTCTTAGTTATAGGAATTGATGTGGTAAATGCACGAAACGTCGTAACTGTTGAAGATATGTTAGTTATAGTTGGTATCAGGAAAAAACTGTCAACTGCCGTTGAAAACTGCACAGCAGGTCCAGTGGGTCCTGTAGCCCCCTGTGGTCCAGCGGGTCCTGCAACACCCTGAATCCCAGTGGGTCCCGTATTTCCAGTGGGTCCCTGAATACCAGTGGATCCAGTTATACCCAATCCAGTGGGTCCCGTGGGTCCTGTATTTCCTGTCCACCCAGTCGGTCCTGTCGGTCCTGTATTTCCAGTTATACTGGGTCCTGTAGGTCCTGTATTGCCTGTCCACCCAGTCGGTCCCGTAGGTCCAGTGGGTCCCTGAATACCGGTCGGTCCAGCGGGTCCTGTCGGTCCAGTGTACATTCCCGTTGGTCCTGTTGCCCCCTGAGGTCCTGGAAATCCACGTGGCCCAATCGCACCTACAGGTCCTTCGGGTCCTGGAACTCCTGCGGGTCCTGTTGCTCCAGTTGGTCCAGTAGGCCCTGTTGCTCCTATACTTCCTGTCGGTCCAGTCCAGCCCGTCCAGCCTGTATTTCCTGTCGGTCCAATTGGTCCAGTACTTCCTGTCGGTCCAGTGGGTCCAGCAGGTCCTGTTGCTCCTGTATTGATTGCGCTTCCAGGCAATCCAATCGGTCCTGTTGGCCCCGTCGGTCCAGTCGGTCCAGTCGGACCTGTATTGGTTGCTGTTCCAGCAATTCCTTGAGGGCCTTGAAGACCTTGTGGTCCCGTAGGTCCAGTCGGTCCAGTCGGTCCTGTATTTCCTATAGGCCCCGTATGTCCAGTGTTTCCCGTAGGACCTGTACTTCCCGTTGGTCCAGTGGGTCCCGTGGGTCCTGTATTCGAAGCGAAAAAGTCAACACCGCGCGGTCCTGTAGGCCCAGTCGGTCCTGTGGGTCCTGTAGGCCCTGTTGGTCCGGTCGGTCCGGGTGGGATATTCGGGCCACAATTAACCACTCCATATCCTGGAATATAGCTAGATAGCATCTCTTATCCTAATGCACAAAAGAAACAACGGATTACACACCGGGATGCGTTAAGAAATGACGACGACAACACTCTCGAGTTAATCCAATCTCATCCATCGCACGTCCTTCCGCAGTCTTTTGTGTAGTTGTTGTTAGGTAGACGAGTTCTCCATTTTCAGGACGACCATCTTGCTTTCGATACGCCATGACCAATTCGAGATATGTCTTCCACTTGCCAAACAGAGGAAGATTACAGGTAAAACAGCGTACTACAATCGGAAAGTCCATACTAATTATGTTTATAATCTAAAACGATTTTCGTTTTTAAACATGATAATAAATCAATGCCTCTTGGACGACCACCGACGGATGTTCATATACGCATACAATCTCATATTAGAAAGTTGGATAATGGATCTTGGGAATGGACGGGTGTAAAAAACAGCGCTGGTTATGGAATGGTATGGTTAAATGGGAAACAACGTAGAGCACATCGCATTGTGTTAAGCAAGAAACTGGGCAGAGAGTTAACTCAAAATGAAATTACGCGTCATATGTGTAATAATCCTCCTTGTTGTAATCCAGACCATTTAGAAGTGGGGACGACACAGGACAATATAAATGATAAAGTATTGGCAGGAAGACAGCCAAGGGGTGAAAAGAGTGGAACATCTAAGCTTACAGACAAACAAGTGAGTGAAATTCGCGAACTTAATGGTAAAATGTCATTGAGAGATATTGGTAAGTTATACGGAATACATTATGTACATGTTTCAAGAATTCAAAGTGGAAGAAGCAGATAAAGTTATTGTCTAATACGAAACATAATGAAGAAAACAACACTACGAAGCCTTCTTTTGGTCGGATTGATTCTTTTGGTAGCAGTTGGATTTTATCTGCTCACTCGTCCGCAGGATGTAGCCAAGGCTATTCAAAAGACCGATATTCAAAAAGATATCGCAAGGTTTACTCCTCATGAGAATCTGGATATCGCAATGGCCATGAAAATCATAACACACGATCCCCCGAAGATGTTAAATCCTCCTTCTGAGATTCCTCCGCTTGTACTGTATCCTCCTGGCGAGGACGAATTAAAACGTCTTACGGGTGAATAAATGAGCAGAGTCAAACAGTATCTAATAATCGGATTGGTTGTAGTTGCGATTATCCAGTCAGGACTTGGCGGTCTTCGTGATGTGTTTGGACTTGGGTTTCTGGGTATGTCTGCGCAACATGGATGGAGTGATGCGAACTTTCTGCTGCTTCTTGCCATTTTGGTTGCCCTAACCATGAAATAGTCAAAAACGGATTCTTTCAATCCAACACTTTACATATTCCCCCAACAGCAAAAT